AAAAACAACAACTGGCCGCCCACGGGCACCCCCCCCGCCGCCACAAACCCGCCCCTACCCGGCGGCACGGCAAGCCAGCAAATCATCCGAATGGTCATCCAAATCGACAACACCGACGCCGTCGGCCTCAAGGTTGACCCGGCTGTCGTTTTGGCGACGCGCGAATTTGTTGAGCAAACAATAAATAAAAAATTCGGCAACGTCGCCTACCGCGTCCCCAGCATCGCCGCCCTGCGCGAATTTAATAAGCCCGGAGCATCCGTCGTCATCGTCGAAAACTATCATGACGGCATCAACGGCGGCGGCGGCGTGTTTGTCAAATCCGACAATCAAGCCCTTGCCGACAACGCCGCCACAGTCATCGTCGGCGAATCCGGCACACGCTGGCTGCGCCAATACACCGCCTTGAGCATCCGCGATTTTGGCTATGCCGAATCAAAAAACAACGCCGCCGAAACCATCGAAGCAGCCGAGCGCGCAGCGTTAGGCGTGTTTGTTGATTGCTTAGGCTTAAAAATCGATACGAATAAAAAGTACCAAACCAAAAACAAATACGGAAACGGCCAATTTACCGTCAACGGCGCTACCGTTGATATGCCATACCAACCCATCCGCACAGGCATCGGGCGATTTATTAGCGGCACAGGCGCGGCCGCAAATCTCAAGTCCAACGAATGGACAGGCACAGGCCTCATCGTCATTGGCGAAGGCGCGATGGCAAAAGCTGAGAAATGCGTTTCTGGCATCGCCATCGGCGACCGCGCGCAGGGCTTTTCGCGCATCAGCCGCGACAACATCGCCATCGGGGCAGACAGCCTGATCAACGTGCAAGCAGAGACCGAATGGTATGACCAGTCAAAAATGGCAGGCACGCGAAACATCGGCATCGGCGGCAATGCCGGCCGAGGAATCACAAGCGGCTTTTCCAATGTTTCCATCGGCCGCAACGCCGGGCAAGGATTGGGCGAAGGCTCATCAAATATTGCACTGGGTGCAGGTGCGATGGCTGGCACTGCCCCGGTCGGATTAACGGGCGACATTGAAGTTTTCTGGCCGTCGCCTACATCACGAACAATCGCTATCGGCGAGGCCGTCTTGCAAACATATCAAGGCCGCGCTGCTCAAACCGCAATCGGCGGCAACGCGGCAAGAAATACCAAAACCGCCGAGAAACTGACCGTCATCGGGGCAAATGCAATGGAAAGCCTCGAACAAAACCGCGCCCCAAACGGCGGCAATGTTGTCTGGACAGGCACGGAAACAGGCAGCTACACACAATCGGCGAATACTATTACTTTGACATTTAATAATATTCGAGGGGCGAAGGTTAATTATTGGATAGGCATACGCCTGACATCAGGCACGGCGCAAACCTTACAGAATGACGTAATCCCTGTGAAAGTAGTATCGGTTAGCGGCAATAATTTGACAGTTAATAGCTCAAAAGAGCTGACCGCCTCCGGCTCTGCCGAGCTGAAGTTCGTTTTTTCCGACACCTCCTCCGCAACCCTCAACGAAGAGCTGACAATCATCGGCGCGAACGCCATGAATAAGGCAGTCACCGCAGGTTATTCGACCATCATCGGCGCTGACGCAGCGTTGCAAGGCACGAATTACCAAAAAGCGACCGCGGTCGGCGCATCGGCGATGAGAAAGGGCAACCATGTGTCCAGCGTTGCCGTCGGATATTGGGCTTTAACAGACGCAAGCAGTGAAAAATGTGTCGTCGTCGGCGATAGCGCAGGATATCGCAACGTACAAGGCGATATCCTGACAGGAAAAATCACAAACTCCATCGCCATCGGCTATGGTGCGCGCCTAAATGGCGACAATGAAATTCAAATCGGCACCACAGGGCAAACTTTATACGCGCCCACAGCCGTCAACATCCGCTCCGATGGCCGCGACAAAACCGACATCAAACCGCTTTCAGACGGCCTGAAATTTGTCATGAAATTGAAGCCGGTCACAGGCTATTACGACCGCCGCGATGCCTACGTTGACGAGCTTTTCAAAGACCTGCCGGAAGCAGAGCGCGCCGCCAAAGTGCGCGCATGGTGGAAGAACCCAACCAAAGACGGGCAACACAAAGAAGAGCGTCTGCAGCATTGGTTTATTGCCCAAGACATCGCCGAGCTGGAGCAAGAGTATGGCCGCCTGCCTATGGTCAACATCAAGAACGACACCTACACCATCGAATATGAGACCTTTATCCCGGTTTTGACAAAAGCCATCCAAGAGCTGGCCGCCAAAGTCGAAAAATTAGAAAACGAAAACAAGGAATTAAAAAATGACAAGATGCGTAATTGACCAAGACGGCCTGTTTGTCGAAGAGCAATATTTTGACGACGGCCGCCAAAGTATCGAAGCCGAAGTGCCGACGCTGCAAGAAAACCAAGCGGCACGATGGATGGGCGAAAGCTGGGAAATCCTCCCCGATTATCGCGGCGAAGTCGTCTTTACCAAAGACGGTGAGAAAGTCTGGAAAGAAATCGGCAGTCTGCCTGAGGGCGTCAGCCTGACACCATTGGAAACGGCAAATCTGGCAGATTTAAAAGCCGCCCTGCTGACAAACCTCAATGCCGCCGCGCAAACATTTGTTGACGGCCACTCCGGTGCAAGCCAAGTCCCCGATTTTGAGCTGGCAACATGGCCGCTCCAGTCAACCGAGGCGCAGGCGTGGGCTGCCGATAAATCAGCCGCTACCCCAATCCTAGACGGCATTGCAGCCGCGCGCGGCTTGGACAAAGACAAACTCAAGGCGGCCGCTCTAAAAAAATCCCTGGCATATTCCGCCCTATCTGCCATCGTTGCCGGTCAACGCCAAGCAATCCAAGACCAAATCGAGGCTGCCAAAACCAAATCAGCCTTAGATAAAATCAAAATCGAGTTTAAGCTGCCGGAGGCCGTCTGAATGAGTAAAATTTATTTGGCATTGTACAAAGGCCGAAAAAAAATCCAATCGCCCAAAGACATCATCTACCGCTTGACCGATTGGGCCATCCGCAAAGCGACGCGCGGCGAATATTCCCACTGCGAAATCGCCGTCAGACTGCCTGACGGTCAGTTTGACTGCTACACATCGTCCCATCGGGACGGCGGCGTCCGTTGCAAGCGCATGGAGCTGCCGTCTGACAAGTGGGATTTGATAGAGCTGCCCAAGCCTAATCTGACCTACGGCCGCGCGATGAGACTATGGCGCGAAACCAAAGGCAAAAAATATGACCTATCAGGCGTTTTGGCCGTCAAGTCGGTTTTCCGCCGCTTGAAATTCCGCCAATCGCCGAATAAATGGTTTTGCTCCGAATGGTGCGCCGAAGTAATCGGCTTTGGCGATCCGTCGAAATACTCGCCGTCTGACCTTGCCGAAACGATGAAGCAGGAACAATTTTAAAAAATCCCCAAAAAATCCCACGCGCTCGCCACACGCGTGGGATTAATTTTTAATAGTGTATCAATCACTAACCCAGCAAAAGGAAGCCCCAATGGCAGAAGCAAACCGCCATCATGGCATCACAGCCAACGAATACACCGAAGGCGTGCGCAGCATCAGCGACATTTCCACCGCCATCATCGGCATGGTTTGTACCGCCGAAGATGCCGACGCAAAAGTATTCCCTCTCAATACGCCGATTTTTGCGACATCAGCCTACGACCTGCTGGCCAAAGCAGGCACAAAAGGCACGCTCGCCAAATCCCTCGACGCCATCGTTGACCAAGCCGACGCGCAAGTCGTCATCGTGCGCGTTGCCGACAGTAAAAATACCGAAGAACTCAAAGCCAACGTCATCGGTACAGCCGAGGGCGGCAACTACACCGGCCTAAAAGCCCTGCGCCGCGCCAAAGCCGTGACAGGTTTTACCCCGAAAATCTTGGGCTGCCCCGAGCTTGACAGCCAAGATGTTTTGACTGAATTGGTAGGCGTCGCCCCAGCGCCGCGCCCCCCTCCCCACGCCAGCCCCGGAGGCCCGCACACCCACATACAAGTGGGCAACTACCGCAAAAACTTTGGCCAGCGTGAGCTGATGTTGATTGACAACGAGTTTATGGCATTCGACCCCGCCACCAAGAAAACCGAGACCGCCGCCACCATCGCCCGAGTATTGGGTGCGCGTGCCAAACTCGACAAAAATGTCGGATGGCACAAATCAATCTCAAACACCGAAATCAACGGCGTTTCCGGCCTGAAATTCGCGCGCAGCTTTGACCTTTTGGACAAAAACTGCGACGCCAACACCCTCAACAACAAAGACGTCACCACCCTGATCCGCGAGGACGGCTTCCGCGTTTGGGGCAACCGCACCTGCACCAACGACAGCATGATGGCTTTTGAAGTCGCCACGCGTACCGCCCAAATCATCCAAGAGACCATCGCTTCCGCCTTCATGTGGGCTTTGGATAAACCAATGCACCCAAGCCTGATGGAAGACATCATCATGGCCATCAACGCCAAATTGGCGCAGTACGTCAACAAGGGCTACATCTTAGGGGCGCGCGTATTTATCGACAAAACCCTCAACACCTCCGAAACCGTACAAGCCGGTCAATTCACAATCAGCTACGAGTTTACATGGGTGCCGCCGTTGGAAAACATGGTTTTCAACCAACACGTCACTGACACCTTCTTCGTCAACCTCGTGGATAAAGTCATCACATTCGCCAACACCCTGAAACCGACCACCGTCTAGGCCGTCTGAAAGGAAACTAACCCCATGAAAATGCCTAAAGTCCTCAAAGGCTTCAACCTCTTCGTCGATGGCGAGAACCAATACGGCGTCGTCGTCGACATCACGCGCCCCAAAATCAGCCGCCAAACCGAAACCTACACACCGGGCGGCGCAATGACCGAGATGACCGTCGTCCACGGCTTCGAAAAGCTGACGATGGAAATCACATCCAAAGGCTACGACGCAGACATGCTCAAGTCTATGTCAAGCAGCATCGACGGTAAGCTGCTGCGCTATCAAGGCGCGCTGCAAGAAGAAGACGGCACCGGCTACCAAGTATTAAAAGGCGAAGCGCGCGGCCGCATTACCGAGGCCGACCCCGGCAGCGACAAACAGGGCGAAGGCGGCGAGCATAAATTTACCGTCGAGCTGGTTTACTGGAAAGAAAGCGTGGACGGCAGCCCCATCGTCGAAATTGACGTCATCGGCAATAAAGCCGCTTTCGGCGGCCAAGACGAACGCGCAGGCCTGCGCGCCGCTTTGGGCTTGTAATGAAAACCAAGAATCTGGCCATTTACCAGGGCGACACATATTTATTCAAAGTCGCCCTGACCAGCGAAACAGGCGAGCCGTTGCAAACCGACGGCCTGTCTTTTGCGCTGGCCGTCAAATTCCCCGACGGCGCAACCATCGCGCCCGAGCTGACCGTTGACGGCAACATCGTCAGCCTGCTGTTTCCCTCCGCACTGACCGCCGCCATCACGCACACAACCGCCGAATACGACCTCCGCGCCATCAGCGGCCAGTACGTCAAAACCTATTTGCGCGGCCAACTGCACATCACGCCGAGCATCACGCCCGTGACAGCAGGCGCAGGCGGCGAAATCCACGAAGAGGCCGTCAGCGTGACCGTTTCCGAAGCGGCCATCATCCGCGCGGTTGGAAACCAAAGCCAGACGGCATACGACGACAGCGACATCAAGCAACGGCTAACCGCATTGGAGAGCCGTCAAGACCAAGACACCGTCTTCGATGACAGCGACCTGAAACGCCGCATCGCCGC